TGTAGTAAATGAATTAATTGGAATTATTAAATTCGTGCCAGCCTCATAGCCTGAACCAGAGTCAGTCACCACTATGTTAGTATTTGCATTAGATATAGTTACTACTTGTTGACTACCATCACTAGTAGCGCCTGTAACTGTCATTGTTATTTTTGCACCAGTGCCACTACCACCAGAGGTAAAACAAAAACACCCTGTAGAGCTATTATTGCTCTGAGTTAAAGTGTAAGCTACGGAACTTTCACCACTTGGTGGTGTTTGTGTTATTGTTATAGCATTGCCGTTATTTGTAAAATTAGTTGAAGTGTTTAAACTAGCTAAAGCTATACCTGTAGGCTCATAAGCTCTATTGTCATATATATATTGGCCTAAAGAGCCTATTGTATAACCCCATCTAACATCTTCAGGTTTTCTAATATAATTAAAACTAACGTCAGAACTTGAGAAAGAAGTTAAAGGTGGAAATACTGTTAATTTATTTTCTTGATATTTTGCTATAGGAAAATTCATGCTAGGTTGTAGCAGTGGGGATAATACTTGTTCTCTATATTCTCTAGAGCTTACTATTTCAATAGCTGGCTGTCCGTTTGCTTTTGTGTATGTTGCAGACCCAAATCTATGTAATGTTGTTGGTTGAGTGTACACGTTACCAACGTGAGCAGAAGCATTTTCTGTTTTCTCAAACACTTGAAACTCTTCTCTAATATGATCAACTCTTGAAGCAAACTCTTCATCTGTTTTTGGCATACGTAAATACTGGTTGTAGTCTTCAAAAAACTTTTCAAACTCTTCTAACTGAACTTGAGTAGCTATTTTATTAAACTCATCTGGAGTTAAATAGCCACGCTGCTCTTTGTTCAGTATGCTTAATACCGTTGTATATACCGTGTTTACGTTCATTGCCATTTTAATATTTTTAAAAAAAAAAGGGTGGCGATAAAACCACCCTTATTTATAATCACTTGTTATTTGAGTTTTTTCTCTATAGATTTATAAACTTCAAGTCCTTCATCTGTTTTAAACCAAGCAGCCATAGCTGAATAAGGGTTTTCATCAAAAGGTACTGTCATTAGTTTACGTCCATTAGAAGCCCATTTAAAAGTTCTTTGATCTTGAGCTAAAGAAATAATGTTTCTTTCTGTAGCTACAATAGCAAAGTTTCTAAGAACAACATTATCATCTTTAGATAATTCTATAAAAAGATTTGGCTGTTGTCTTGCGAAAAGCAACAAATCTCTTTTTAATTCTTTAGAACTTAAGCTATTAACACTAGATCCTTTTTCAACTCTTAATATTGCTTCGGCTTGATCTATATCCATTTCATAAGCCATATTCATAGCAGCTAATTCCATTTCTAAATAATCATGATGACTTTCAGCTTCAACAACAGAGTCATGTTCTGTAAAAACAACTTCTTTGTGAGGGTGTTTCTCAAGAAACTCTTGTAAATTTCTTTTTTCTTTTGGAACCATTAAATGTCCCATCTCAAACATAATATGTTTTAAAGTAACGTTACCTTTCTGTTCATCAACGAATATACTTTTATGATTAGTAGCATATCTTAATTCTCTTTCATAACCAGCTTCTGGGTCAAACCAAACTAGTGGATATTTTTGAGAGTGTTTAGAAGGTAAAGTATATGTAAGAGGATTTTTATCTCTTAATAGATAATAATTTCTATCTTTGTATTCCCAAGTATCTTGTTTTACTTGAGGTTTTTTCTTTTCTTTTGTTTCCATAATATAATATAATATAATAATTAAAAATTTGTTTTAGGTAATTCCAGCACTAAGACCAAAAGATCTAGCCCCACTTAAAGGGTTAAGGTTGTAAGGTTGAATTGTATTTGGATCAAACTCATTTACTAAAGGAGCATTTATCATTGCTGTGGGAATATTACTTGCTGAAGCTATAACTTCACTAAATAAATCAATATACTCGCTAAGATTAAACTCTAAATCATAACCACTTCTAGTTTGATAAGTTATGTCATTTGTCAACACTTGTGGTATTGTTGAATATATTATATGATATTTATAAGTAATAGTAATTATTAATGTTTCTTGATTCCCACCAGATCCAGAACCAGAAACCAGTAATATATCATCACAGTTAACAACTCTTATCCTGTTATAGTTAATCTCATATGGCTCCGCTGTTGTGCCAAGACCTACTCTAGTGCCTAAATTTATAAAACCCATTTATTTTATTTAAAAAAGACCCCGCCGAAGCGGGATCTTATTATTGTTTTTATGACAATGCAGCGCCAGTTATAACAATTGACTTAGTGCTTAATTCCACTAATGGAGCAGGGCCTGAAGCTCCGTCCATAACATCAATTGCATCAATAACTAATTGAGCGTCTACTTGAGCAAGTCCAGTACCAACAATAGTTGATTTTGTACCTCCAGAGTAAACGATTTCAATGTCGTCAGTGTTTACAATTTTTACACTTAACACGCCGTCCGCTGATGTAATATCATATGCGCCTCCAGCTTTTGCTATTTTTATATGTCCCATTTTCTTATTTTTTTAAATGTTTATAATTAATTATGCTCCTTTAAATAACACGAAGTTATTAGCAGCTTGAGTTACTAAACATCTTTCAGATAAGAAACTTACAGTCATAGCATCTAAAGTATCAGTATATGCACCACCGACAGAGCCAGTAATCCAAGACTTCATTCTTCGATCTTCAGTTTCAGAAGCTCTATATCTTACATGTAAGAAAGGACGTCTGATATTTGATCCTAACATTTGATCGTATACTGTAGTAGTTCCAGCAGGTACTAATACACCATCGATCTCTTTGTCCATACCTCTTAAAGAAGCATCATTCAAATATTTCCAGTCAGTTTTGTAGAAGTCATAAGAACCTCTTCTAAACCCTGAGAAACCAAAGTTAAGAGCCATGTCACCGTCATTCTCAAATAAACCATAAGAAGCAGCTTGAGTAGAAGCAAATCCACCGTTAACAGCAGCAATCATATCGTCAAAATCAAGAGCAGTAGCTCTAGATAAGAATAACATGTTTTCTTCAATAGCACCTTGCTTGTCTAAGTTTTTGAGTATTTCATCAAAATCACCTAATGCACCTGAACCAGGAGCAGCAGCACCAGCAAAACCAGAGTATACATTACCTCTTGCTTCAATAGCGGCAAATAAACCTTCAGAACCTTGAATGTTAGTTGTTAGAGCAGCATTAGCAGTTCCACCATATTGATATTGTACAGCATTAGCAGCTTCAGTATAAGCAGCATTGTACATGTCTTCTGATTCAACCATAGCCATTTCTAAGTAATCTTCAAATCTTAATCTTGTTTCAGACTCAGACTTTAGATACCATAAATAACCTGATTGACCATCTTCAGTAGAAACTTCAACCCAACCAATTTGTGCAGTATCAGAACCATTAATTTCAAAATTATCTTTTAAAATCATTGGTCTATTACTAAACTGTGTGAAAGCTGGTTGAATAGATCCTTCCATGCCGATAGCACCTTTTCCAAACTCAGAACCGTAAACAAATACATTTACTTTATTTGCTGCAGTTGGTAAAGCATTAGTAGCAGTTCCGTAAAATTTAATCTCTAATTGATCTAACATATTGTTAGCAGAGCTATCTACTTTTTGCACTAAACCTTTTTGTACTACAAGACCAGTATCAACATCAGACATTAAAACTGTTTGTCCTTGTCTAACAGCTCCTCTTCGTGAAGCAGCAGCCACATCTGGTTGAGCAGTAGCTAAATTAAGTGTTAACCTAATATCAGCATCAGCTAAACCACCTGGAGCAGAAACAGTAGAATCTTTGTATGCTACGTGTAGTCTATTTTGTTCAGACCATATTACTTGATCCGATGTCATAGGCATCTCAGCGCCTACCATTCTTAAGAAACCAGAAATTGTTCTGTTTCCATATCTTTCTATCTCAGCTTCGTAAAGCTCAGGTAGATATTGTTGTGCGAAGTTGTTTACTGGATCTCCGCCCGCAGCATTACCTGTAAAGTCTAAATAGTTAGTGTTTAAAGCTAATCTATTTTGAGCTGGGACAATTGATGCCGGAAAACTTCCGCCTACATTAAAAGCCATAATTATATGTTTTTAGTTTTTATTAATTGTTCTTTTTTTTTGTTTTAAATTTCAACTTAGAACTATCAACTCCATTTATTGCTCTCACTTTTAATCCACCAATAAATACATCACCTGTAGGATTACTCCTTGGCTCTGCATTTATATTGTTAGATTTAGCAACTACATCTTTAACAGCGTCAGCTTTGCCTTGCTCATAAAAATGTTGCGCTATAGTGTCAGCGTTTCTAGCTGCGTAAACAGCCTTATGATAGCCTGCAGTATCACTAATCTCACCCTCTTTGTTTAAGAACTTCTTAACAAACGTACTTAAGCTTGATTGTTTTTCAACGACTTCGCTAGGGTTTGAAACATTATATCTAAAAGTTTTTTCGCCAACGTTAAAATCGAAACCTTCAAAATTTTCGTTTAGCAACTTTTTAGTGTCTGCTTCAAAGTTATCGCGAATACGTTTAACTTTCTCTTGTTCTTTGTTGTGTCTATTGAAAAAATCCATTGCTTTTTGTTGTTCCTGAGTTACGCCGGGCCTCAACTTGATTTCGTCGTAATATTTCTCTTTTGTTTCTTTCAAAAAGCTTTTGGCTTTTGCAATTTCTTCTTTGAAGGCAAGTTTCTTTTTCTTTATATCTCGCTCTTCATCCGCTTCTTCGTCATAAGTAAAATTGTCTTCCATTATGAAAGATATTTCTTCATGATCCAGATGCGGTTTAGTATTTTTATAATATTCTCTTAGTAAGGAATTTTCATCTAACTGAGAATAATCTCTATTTAACCTAGTGTAATCTTCTATAGTACCACCTGTTTCTTTCATAAAAGAAACTAGTTTGTTTATATTTTCAGGCATAACAACCTCAGGCTTTGTTTCTAAAACTGGCTCTGGAGTAATTGTTTTTTCTTCTACTCTTTCTATTTCTTTAATAGGTGACTCTAATACGGGCGTTTCAACACTCTCGTTTTCATTAGATTTTTCTTCACTATCTTTAGGTTTTTCAGTATTAATAACTTCAACTGGGTTTTTATCTTCAATAACATCTTTTTGATTTTCTGGTTTTTTAGTTAAATCTATTTTAATATCTTTATTAATTTTGTTAACTAGCTTTTTTGGTTTTTTTATTTTTAAAGGCTCTGCCTTCTTATCTTGAATTGTTTCTGACATAATATAATATAATAATTAATAATATTTAAGACATGTTAAATGCACTTAAATCTAGACCTTCAGGATTTTCAGTTTCAGTAAAGTTAGTTGGGCCACTATCGTTTTTACGCTGACTAATCATTTCACTTTGCTGAGTACCTGATATTCTAGTTCTTTTATCTTTACGATCTTCTATAAATTCTTCTCTTTGTTTTTCTCTATCTACTTTTAATTTCTCAAGTTGAACATTATATCCAAACTCATATTCCATTAACTCTCTTTTTATTTGAGCTTGTGCCTGCATTCTCTGTATTTCAAATTGAGATTTACCTTGCTCTATTTGTAAAGTTGTTTCTGCTAACGCTTGCTGTTTTTGAACCTCTGACATTGCGGCTTTTTCTGCAGTTTGCTGATTAGCTTGAGCTTGAGCTTGAATATTAGCTTGTTGAGCTTTTTGGTCTGCTTCTTGTTTTTTCTTTCTTCTATACTTTAAAAACTGATTAGCTAGTTGTATGTTTCTAACTTCTCTAATATCTATAGCATCTTCTAAGAATATTTGACCTGATTTTAAAGCTACTTGTATATTTTCTTCAAGTTTAGCTTTATCCTCTTCATCAGGTTCTAAATTTAAGAATATACCAAAATCATGAATATTTAAACTAGCTAGTTCGTCTAAAGTTCCTACATTGTATTGTGATATACTATTTTCTAGTGAATTTCTAGTTAAAGGAAATTTTAAAGAATCAGCTACTCTTAATGATATATTTTCACAAGCTCTTAAAGTTAAAAATAATTGACCTTGAAGTATGTGTCTTGTCGCTACATTTGAATTAGCAGCAGCTAGCTTTTGTAAACCTACTAAAGAAGCTTTATCTGGAAGAGAACCATCTCTAGCCTCGTTTAGTCCCGTAACATCTCTTATCATCTGTAGGTAATACTGGTAAGTTTGTATTAGTGATTGTATTTTAGAACCACCTGATCCAGTCTGTAACTCTTGTATTGGAACTTTACCTCTATTAGGATCACCTTCTTGAGTGTTAGATCTACCTACAATACTACCAGTCTGAAAATACATATTAAGAGCTTCTCTAGGATTATAATTAGTTCCATTGCCTAAATCTACTTCTGCTAGTCCATCTACATCTAAAAACACACCATCAGGCACAACTCTAGATAATACTTGCTGTATCTTCAAATGTGTTAATTGTATCATATCGGCAAAACCAGTTACTCTTGACACTAAAGATTCTATTCTACCTTTATACATCCTAGGTGCACATATAGCATAATTCATATAAACCCTAGTAGTATCTGAAACAGGTCTAGTCATATTTTCTGCTAATTTCCATTGCAGCATCATAGGGTGTCCTAGTATTTTAGCTCCAGAATATAGAGTTTCTATAGTTCTAGATACTCTTTCAAAATTATCGTTTTCAGGCGGATTAAAAGTGTCAGGTTTTTCTAATGCTTTTTCAAGACCATAAGCGTTTTTCTTGATTTTAAATACTTGATCTGAATAAGTTTTATATTCAAAATACAAAACTTGAACAGTAAGATCATCAGATCTTCCACTCCAGTTTCTTAAGTATTCTGCATTACCTGGATACTTCTGTATAGTTTCCATCTCTTCATCAGTAAGACCTGGGAATTGAGTTTTTAAATCTTGTAAAGAAATAGACTTAACTTCACCAACGTAGTATATGTCTTCAAAGTTAGGATCTTCTGTGTAAGAATAAACTAATCTTGCTGGATCTACATATTCTACTACAACACCTCTAGATCTATCCCATCTAGTTTTAACCGCGCCAATACCTAGTACTGTTAAATCGTAAGCTATTCTTTGTCTAGTTAAATCGTACTTGTTATATTCTAAAACTTGATTTATAACTTCTTCTTCAGCAACTTCAACACTTTGCTTAAAATCCATTTGCAAGTGTACAGATAATTCTTCTTTATCTTGTGGAGCAGAGTCAGGATCTTTTGAATTAAAACCATTAACCCCTAAAACAGCTTTAGCTTCTTGTAAAAAATCTTTAGCAACTATATCTGTCATTAATCCTCTTGCATATTCAGTTCTCTGTCTAGAGCAAACTGGGTCTTGTGCAAAAGCGTTTATTTCATAACTTCTGTCTGTTATACCATTTACAACTATATCAACAAACTTAGCTAAAACAGGTACTGGCTTCCAGTCTAAATTAAGATAAGATAAATCTCCATCAATTGCTAATTCATCTTTGTATTTTTGAACAGGTTGCTCACCTCTAGCGTATAGTCTTAAATTATGATAGTTTTGATAATTAACAGCATAACCAGACATACCAGCTCCTCCTCTGTAGTTTCTGAACCATTCGCCTTCTATAGCTCTTCCCACAGCTAAACCATATTCTTCTGTTGCTTTCTCAGCGTCAGAAACAACTTGATTTGGAAATGAACTATTATTGCTAGTGTAGATTTGTGCCATATTTATTTTATAATTTTTGAAATACTACCTTTGTTATCATATCTTTTAATACCAAGATAGACAGGTTTTCTTTTTAAATCAGGTATAGGTTTGTATCTATTTTTGTTACAAGCCATAATAGCTAAACCAGAGCTTATAGTAGCATCATGTTTAGTTCTATTATTTATATTAAATATAGCCCAATCTTCTAATGTTTTTTGAAGATACATATCTCCGTATTCTTCATTGTTTAATCCTACATATTCTTCTACATAAGATTCTATTGCTGCAGCGTGTGCTTGCTTAATGTCTTCGCTTGAGTTAGGTATTCCACCTATTTCTTTTTCTGTTGTTGAAAGCTTATTCCAAATTTTATCAGGACGATTCATTGAAAACCCTCTATAACCTCTACGCTTTAAATAATAAAGTAATCTAGGCTTATTATTTTCACAAAGTAAAGGCATACCATAAAATATTAAAGCCATCAAAACATCTTCAAAGAATATCTCAGCTGTTTGAGGTCTAGCTATATATTCTAAAAAGAAATGGTTAGGCGGCGCATCTTCCATGGAAAACTTAGTTAATCCATGTAGAGATCCATTAGAGCCTTTACCATCAACAGTACCAGAAATATCATAACTATCACATCCGAAAGCCCCCATGTGCTCATTAGCAGGGTATTTAATACCATTTTTTAATATTATTCTATTTTGTAAATTTAATGGCGGCACCCAAGATATTAAAAATCTCCCATTTTTATCTGGTACAAACTGTACACTAGTATCTTTAATTCCAGCTTTCCATATAAATTTACCTCTTGTGATACTAGTTTCATTATTAAACTCTGCATTATAATCTATTTGCTGGTATATTCTAGTTAAATTAAATAAACTTTGTTTAGACTCATCTCTAAAAGCGTGCTGCTCTGTTCTTGGGAATTGTCTATAGTATTCATTTAAACTGTCTTGATCGTTTTTTAAACCTTCAACTTCGTTTTGCCAATGCTCGATAACGCCTGTTGTAATTTCAAAACCGTCGACTCCTTTGACTGGATTTTCTTTTCTAATGAAAACAGGTGATCCGTAAGTATCCATGAATCCTTCGTAGTTCCATTCCATAGGGATGAACATAGAATAGAGTCCAGAAGAAGTTTGTCCGTTACGATTTCGTTTTGTAACGTCTGAATTATAGTATAACTTTTTGAAGTTGTTTCCACCTTTGTCTAACGCATTTGAAGTTGAGCCCATCATACATTTACCTACGATTCTAGAACCAAGACGTAATGTAGTTTTTGTAACTCTCCAGTTATTTAATATATTATCAGGCCTCTCCCATTTACCACTTTCATCATGAGCTAGTAGTTTTAGCTTTTCACCATCATAAGAGTTATCACCAGTGTTTTTCCAATCAATAGTTGTATCAAGTCCGTCTAGCTCTTTTAGTTGCTCATTACTCTCAAGCTTTCTTCTAGTAAGCTTTGAAGCCGGAACCCTATACGCCAGTTCTGTCTTAGGACGATCCATACCGTCTTGGATCGGCTTGAAGAAAAACGGATAGTTAACGGATATTGGTACGACTTTATCTGTAAACATTTTTTTAGCATCTGATCCAGATTTAGATAATATACCGAATCTGGCGTCACTGGATATTGTCGCTTGATTAACAAGCTCTGCTGAGGACATAAATGAAAATCCAGACCTTCTGTTTTTAAGATAGCACATCCCGTAACATCTGTTATCTGCCTTGCATGCTTCCCAAAATATAAAGAATAATCTATTTGCTTCTCTGTAATCTGGTGCTCCAACATCGATCTTTGACCATTGTAAGTACATGTAATGAGTACCAGTAATATAAGTAGCAGTACCGTTATTATAGAACCAGTAACCTTGTTCTCTTCTTTTAAATTCTTCATCTATGTAATCGTACCACTTTTCTTTAAATTCAGCTGGATATTCTTCCCAATCAAACCTACTTTTAATTCTGTTTAATTCTTTTGGATACTCTTGCTTTTCCCAGTGCTGTTCTTCTTTTTTTTCGCTTCGTTTAAACGGTTCATCTGCTGCTGGTAAAGCAATCCTGAGATTTTGTATTTCAATGATTTGTCCAATTTGTCCAGTTTTACTTATTACTATAAAATCATAATCAGAGTTATAACCATACTCCCATTTTTTGAAACGATTTTGTTTCTTTAATATCTTAGGGTTAATAATATCTTTAATCTCTTTCCAAAGATTTTGTTCGTAACTCACTTACTTCTCCCTTCTGCAAAACCTTTAAAAACTTTTTGATCTTTAATTTCTTTAGGCTTTTCGTTTAACATATCTTCCTCATCTTGTATCTTAGTGAGTATTTCAAAAGCATCCATTATAGCGAGCTTTTTAGTAGCGGCAGCATTCTTTAATCTATCAGCGCTCACGTCGTCGTCTGAGTCAACAATCTTTTCTTTTGCTACCTTAATTAATTCCTCAATTGCTTTCTGCCCAGCTTGGATTATTTTCTTTTTCGTCTCCTTGGTATTCATGCGTTAAAGCTATATCATTTGATTTCATACAATAAAGTCGTTCACCATTTATAATAAACTCAAATTCAGAGTTTGGCGTGAACGTAATGAGTGTACCAGTTGTTATTTCTAGAGCTTCTAAGAACTTATTGCTATATTTTACTATACCAACATTAGGTTGTTCTTTTCTGTTTCTTAGATGGTTTTTATTTAATATTGGCTTTATAAAGCAATAATTTAAATGCGCTTTATTATTATACATATATATCTGTTCTGGCATACAAAAATACAGATCATTTTTAAAATACGTACCACTATTTTTTTCCACCCCTCTAGCGTCGTAATATCTTCTTAAGATATTGTGATGAATATAAACTTCATCACCTGGTTTTATTTTTGTTTTGTAAGCAGCTGGAGTAGAAACTACAACTGCTTTTTTACTTACAAAAATATGATTTTCTATATTTGAATTAACTATTAATTCTTTACCATTAACAGACTTAGTATTTTCATATCTTTTGTCTAATGGTTTAATAATAAAATGATATATACTATTCATTAGTATTTAAGATCATACTCTACGGATATTGACATATTAGCATTAAACTTTTTCCAAGGCAAAACTTCATTATTTTTAGTTATAAAAATATTGTATGATTGATCTTGATCTTCAAAAAGAATATCACTAATAGTGTGACCACCATAAACTTCTTGACCAGTTGAATAATGCATAGCATCATTTTTATAGTCAGAGCCTATACTAATCTTTCTTATCTTCGACATCTTTTTCTATGTTAGTATAAGTTCCGTCACTTACATTTATATTAACATCACCGTACTTTTCTTGTAATTTACTTTTAAGTGTTTCAAGTTTTTGTGTGTTTTCATCTAGTTTAGTATAAAGCATATGCTTTTGATAATCTAGTGTGCCTATAGATGATATTAACTCTTGACCTGTTTTAGTTAATTCTTGAACTTCAGTAAGCTCAGCTTTTTTTATTTTTGCCATTTGATTTGATTTGATTTGATTGTTTGTTTTGTTGTTTTAATATATAGCTACACAGTCTGTACCGGTAACTAATTTTTTTGCTAACATAGGTGCTTTGTGCCCTACAACCGTGCCTGGTTGTACACTTTTAAATTGAACTTCGCGACCAGCTTCAGTTACTATTGTAATATCTTGTGCCGTTGTTGCTTTACCATTGTATACAACAGCTCCTCTTTTACCTGTATTGGGTATATTTGCTCCAGTTGCACTAACTGTGATTTGACAACCACTACCACCTGAAGCTGCTGCAGCTAAAGTTACTACCATGTCTTTTGCATATCCAGTTCCACCTGTAGCTGAACTAGTAAGCTCAACCCCTGTAACAGCACCACCTGTCACTTCTGTTATATTAAACGTAGCACCAGATCCACCTGAAGGGGCACTAGCTCCTGATTGAGCTACAGTGTCACCAATATCAGAAGAGTCAAAACCACTACCACCATTTGTTACGGTAAGTGCTCCTTGAAGTGCTGCAGCTGTTAAAGCTAAAGCGTCGTGACCAAAAACTCTAGGCTCTTGTTGCATTAATCCATTTACGGGACCCAAAACAGGTTCCCATTCGTTATATTCCGCCATTTTATTTATTTATTTTTGTTATTTTTTCAGCACCACGACTTCCGAAGTAGGCTACATAAACTGTTACCAGTAATGTTTTTAATAAGTTTATCCAAGCTTCGTCAACGTCAAACTGCAAATGGAAAGAGTCTACGGCCATCATAAATACAGCTGAAGCAGTTAAAAATATAAGAGCTAAAGGCCTAGTGTTTTTAGAAAGCCATGAATCACTTTTCATATCGCTTCTCCATCTACTAGACACTTCTTTCATCTCAGCAATATCTTGTTCTATAAGCTTCATAGCCTGCTCCTTATCTACTGCCTTGATCTTATTATCACTTGTTATAAGGTTTTTTACTACTCCAAGAGTTCCTTGATTAGGCAACACATCACCTAGCGCCGCTAAAACTTTAGGAGCTTTACTAGATAAAAAAGCTCCTATTTTTGTTTCTTTAAAAGTTTTCTTTTCAGACATTACTCTTTGTTAACTATGTTGTTTGAAGGATTTGGTCTATCTACTTCGACCTTAGCTTTACCTACATTTTCAAATGCATCTCCTCCAGCCATTTTATAAGACTCTCCATAGTTTTGAACCTCATCAGTTTCTGTATCAGTGTACGAAGCTACATCACCATGCTTCTCTTTCATAGCTTTATTTCTAGGCACAGAAAATTGATACTTAGCTTTTGCATAATCATCTGCTGCTTTTTTATAATCCTCTTTACTAAAATATACAGTTTGGTAACCAGGTTCTTTTGATTCGTCTGTATAGTAAAATTTACCTTTATTAGGTCCGCTTGTTTGTCCTGATTGTGTACGCATCTTTCCTGATAGTAAATTAACTCTATCTGCCATTATTCTTCCTTCAGGAGTTTCGTTAAACTCTTTAGTTCTTACCTCTTTGTTTGCTTTAACAGAGTCAGCATCATAACTTGGTCTAGCCACTGCATTCATTGTTTTTTCAATCTTTGGCTCTCCATTATTGTAAGCCATTGTATTACCATTAGCTTTAAAAGGACCCTTATTCAAGAGCCCTTTACTTTTTAATGGATTTACTTTTTTTGAAGGTAATTTAAAAGCCATAATTATGATTTCATGTGTTTAGAAAGAATAGATCCACCTTTTTTACCAGCATAATCTCTACGTGTAGCTGACTGATCTCCATGAGAAGAGCCTGTTTTACCTTTATAACCTTTATCAGTTCCTTTGTAGTTAGCATAGTCTATTTTAGAAGCTGATTGATCACCTTTCATAGCACCAAATTTATAAGCCATAGTTTTGCCACCCATTTTACTCATTGACTTTACATCTGCTTCTGCATTTCTTGAATAATGCTTTCTAGCTGATGCAGATAAATTAGAGTTTGAAGCTTCTTTTATATCATACTTAATAGACTGTTTAAAGTAATTTATAGGAGAAGTTTTCATTTCCATAGGTGCTTTCATTTCCACAGGACCTTCGCCTGCAGTAGCCATATCGTTTTTAGAATCCATTTGGTCAAAAGATTTAAAAGTAGTTGGAGATGCTGCACTTTTTAATTCTGCTAATTGTTTTTCTTTAGTAGCTTTTTTCTTTGCTTTATCAACTCCTTTTGCAAGTCTTTTAGCAACTCTTTTAGTTTTACCTTTTAAACCAGATTTTTTAGCAGCTTTTTTATCTCCAGAAGCGATAGCTTCTTTTGCTTTTTCCATAGCTGTTTTAGGCTTAGGAGCTTTAACATCTTTTGGTATTCCAGTATCTGTTATTTTTTCTGCTTTAGTTTTAGTTTCAGCTTTTGGAGCCATTACACCTGTAGATGTTTTTGTGCCATCTGCTACTGTAACTTTTCTTTTCGTAGTGCCTTTACCGTAAGCTGCGTTAATTTTGTTTTGAGCAGCATTATAATCTGAACTACCTTTTTTAGCGCTATTTCTAGCTTTAATATAAGAATCTAATTTAGGATCTTTTTTCTTAGCACTAGCGTAAGTTCCACCTTTAGGTTTTGGCTTAACTACGTCTTTAGGTTTTGTATTTGCATCAACCTTTACTGCAGGTTTTGTAATTGCCCTACCTGTTTTAGGATCAAAGACTTTTGTTGCTTTGTCGTCGTTTTTTCCTTTTTTGTTCATTTCAGAAGCTGGAGTAGACGCGCTTCCTTTTGTATCATCTGAACCGCTTGTGTTTCCTTCGTTTGATCTGTCGGTTTTTTTTGCTGGTGAATATGCCATTGTTTTATTTTTTGTTTGTTTTATATGCTTCTTGTTCCCAAGGGAAGCTAGGATGTCCTTCAACTTTCCAAGTTCCTTTGTATTTTATTTTTCCATTTTTTCTTGGATAAGTTTCCCCTTGCCAAGTAACACTATCGTCAGTGTAGTTTAGCCCTTTGTTTCCATCAGACTTTTCAAAATCTTTAAATTGTTCAACATGTACCATTTCATGATCATCAACTTCTTTTAGTTGTTTGGCGTCAGTAATATCCATATTCATTACTATAGTACCGTTTTTGTTTGCTCTACCTAAAACACCAGGTTCTTCTTTTTTGTGATACCTAGGTGTATTGTCTATTTTATAAGGTGGCTTTATTTTAAATGCCATTATTTGTCTTTTTTATTCTTGCTGCTACATCCAAAGTTATTAGCATAGTTAGCCATCTTAACTACATCTTCATCATACTTTTTAGTATTTTTCATTATTGTAGAAGCAGCACTACAAGTATTTTTTCCAGGCATATTTCTTTTTACCCATCTAGTAAATTTGCCTTTATTTTTTTCTTTTACTTCTGGAAATTCTTTAGCCATTTTATTTTTTATTATATGGAAAATATTCGTTCAATTTGTTTTGCCTATTTTTGCAACCACAACCTGGCATTATACTTTCTGTTAGTTTTTTTATTCCTGTGGCCTCTGTAAACCTAGCTACAGTATCGCCTAAACCTTTATCTCTCATTAGCAATTCCATCTACGTCTAGCAGCTAAACCTCTTTTACTTTTCCATGACTTTGATCTAGCGCAAAAAGCTTTTCTTTTTTTCCATTTTTTACCACCTTTTTTCAATTTAGATGGTGGAGTGGTTACAGCTGTCGTAAGCTTACTATCAGGATTTTTTCTTTTGTACTCGTCAACACCTTTCTGTGTCATACCGCCACCAGCAGCGGCGCCAGTACCCTTGTCATTAGCTTTGTTAAAGTTTTTACCTCTACCAATAGTTCTTTTAACATCGCCTTTCTTTGTAGTAGGTGCTTTTTCACCACACTTTAAACTAGGATTAGCTACTTGTCTCCAGTCTTGTTTTACCCAATCTCTTAACCCGTTACTTTTAGTACCAGTAACATTACTCTTGCTAGATCTTTTATATTTACCTTTTGCTCCAGCAGATCTTTTAGCGTTTATAACAGATGATTTTTCACTGCTACTCATACTTCTAATTTTAGCTAAAGGCAAGCATACTTTTTTAGTTCCACCACCAGTTTGTTTCTTGGTTGCAGGAGATTTTTTACAACTACCCTTAGCACCTTTGGCTGTGCCAGGCACTCTTGAAAATCCTTTCCAGCAATTAACCGGACTATTAATATTTAAAAATGGAGATTCCATAATTTAACACTTACCAGCTTTCTGAGTTTTAGAAGCCCACATATTAGCGTATGCCGAAGGATAAACTTTAAATTTCTTTTTAGCCGCAGCCTTGCATGATGCGGATATTTTTAACATTGTTGGCGCTTTAATATTATTCATTATCTACGTTTTTTACTTGTTTGAACTTCTTTAACTATTACAGTTGGTTTTCTTCTTTGCAGATCTTCTAATCTTTTTTGAAGCTCTTGTAGTTTACCATCACTTTCTGTTCCATCTTTAACTAAACCAGACAAAACATTTATCTCTTCAAATATAACATCATCAACTTGCTCAAGCATGCTGACTCTTTCAAGTATGTCTTCAATGTTTTCATGATTCCATTTTTCTTTTAGCTCATACTCTAGTCTACCTACTTCAACTGGTGGTAACTTCTTAGCTTCTGCTATGTCTTCTTGTAAAGTATAATACACACCTACTATCGTAGTAGTAAACATTATTATCCCAATTACAGTTTTTATATCAATTTTAAATTCTGTGTTTTCAGATATTTTCATACTCTCCTGTTGCATCAAATGACGGGCATGCCTTGTTAGCAAACTCGTTGTGTGAATAAATAATAGCATCTGGATACATCGCCTTTAATGTTTTAAGGACGTGTAACAGACTTTCTTTTTGTACTTCTGTTCTAGTATCCTTTGGTGTCTTACCGTCAGCTTCTACGCCTCCGCAATAACAAATTCCTATAGAATTACGATTGTGCCCTTTGCAATGAGCGCCTGATCTATCTATATCTCTTCCTTTTTTTATTGTACCGTCAAGTTCTATGTAAAAATGGTAACCTATATCCGTCCAACCTCTACTATTGACGTGCCAGTCTTTAATAGTTTCAACTGGTATGTCTTGTCCTTCTCTTGTAGCAGAACAGTGTATTATAATTTCTTTTATACTTCTCATTTTTTAATAGCGCTAGCCGCTGCTTTTAATGAAGATATATTAGCTGCTTGAGCTGCTTTTTCACTATCGCTTTTAAATAATCCCCATTGCTCTTCTCCGTCTACTACTTCTCCTTTATCCTTCGCTTCTTCTTTTGAGCCAGTATCTTTTTTAGGTGGTTTCGTGTCCAAATGTTGATTTAAATTTTTAGGTTGAAAAACTAAAGCCTTACTAGGCGAACCACAATTAGAATTTTTAACTTTCTTAATCATTTTGGCTATAGACTTATTATCTTTTCTTTCTAACAAATTATCTATTTTTTCTTCCATTATTTATCTTTTTGCATTAAATACCATTTGTGTGCAGTATAACCTATTGTAGTTAGAAGAAGCAAAACAGATAGTAATGGCTCTAACCATCCTAAACTTACGACAGTAGCAGATGTTATATTTAAGCAGTATAATTTTAAATCGTCTAAAGTGTTCATTATTTATTTGCGTTTAATACAGCATTACCCTTATACTCAGGACTATCAATCTCTAGTGTACAATCAATAGTTGAATTAATTGATTTCATTTTTCTTTTGCCTATTGGCTTGATTTTTGGGCTCATATCTTTACCCGATCCTACAGTAGCTTTCATAATTATTTTTTTAAGATTTTTTTTTGTACTTTACTTGGTAAAGAATCAAAACCAGGATTCATTTGACTTGGTGATGGTACTGGATTAGCAACATTACCAAACATGTTTGAAGCTGTAGCAATACTAGAGTTTTTAAAATTACCTTGCATAGTCATCGGCGTTTGAATAGCGGATGATGCTGGATTGTTAGGCTTTGCAGCTCTATTTTCTTTAATAGCTAAAGCATCTGCTTGTGCTTGAACTGCAACAGCCGTTTGATCATTCATGCTGTTTGTTGGTCCTGTTCCACTCATGTCAGGTATAACATTACCTGTGGATGGATCTACAGTTTGATTTACTGGTGATTTATTTTCCATTTATCTTGTTTTATCTTGATTTACAAAGTTTATAGCTTTCGCTGTTACTTTGTAAATATATCTATTGTTATTATCTAATTTTTTAGTAGGCATATCTTCTTCACCTAACATAATACGGTACATCCTACTTATTAACTGCTTGCACTTTGTAGAAACTTTATATATATGATATTTTTGAGTGGTATGGTTTCTTTTCCGCCACACTGTAATCCACTCTTCTTTCAATAATCTGTTCCAGCGCCTGTTATCCCAGCTATATGAGTAAGTACCTTTCTTAAAATCATCTTTAGTAAAAAAATCTATAGCATCTAAATAAATCAATAACTCAAGGTCCGCATCATTAAGATTACATGTTTTACAAGCCCATTTACGTATTATCCTGTAATGTTTTAATAATTTAAGATCTTTTAGATCTGATGAAGTTAATTTTCTCATAAGATAATAACAACATCATGTTCTTTAATTACTTTATATTCTTCCTTGTTTATTTCAATATTAAAACCAGCTGCTTTATCATAGTAGACTTCATCATCTTTTTTTAATACAACAACATCAGAGCCAGGTTGTATAACCTTAGCTCTTCTGTATCTAACATCTTCTCTTTGCTTTTCAGCTAGAATTAAACCACCTTTTGTAGTTACGTCAGTTTCTTTTATTGGTTCTATAACTATATATTTACCTACTGCTTTCATGCTCTTATATTATTAATTACACAATCAGTTGATAATATAGTTGTAGCTACTGAAGCCGCGTTAGCTAATGCACTCTTAGTAACTAACAAAGGATCTATAATTCCGGCTTTAACCATATCAACCGTATTTCCTGTAACCACGTCTAGTCCTTGTCCTTCTATAATTGGAGTTTCATAGTTCTCTACGCCAGCGTTTTTTAATATTAATCTATAAGGCTGTTGTATAGCACAATAAAGTACTTCTTCACCTATTGATTCTGGTTTTAGCTGTTGTGATGCGTTTAATAAAGCTATACCTCCTCCTGGCACTATACCTTCTTTAATCGCGGCTTTTGTAGCACAAATAGCATCTTCTACTCTATCTTTTTTTTCTTTTAACTCTAACTCAGAATTAGCGCCAACTTTTACAGTTGCAACTTTAGCATTTAATTTTGCTAATCTTTTTTCTAATCTAATAATTATATTAGGGTTTTTAGTTTCTTTTATTTGTTTTTCTAAAAGAGTAATAGTTTCTTTAACATCTTCATTGTTAGATAAATCTACTTTTAATATAGTATCTTCGTGATTAGTTATAGATTTTAAGCAAGATCCTAAGTGACTTGGATCAACAACATCCATGTCGTCTCCTAGATCTTCATTAATAAGTGTAGCGCCAGTTACAGCACATAGATCGCTTAACACGTCTTTCTTGCTGATTCCATATATTGGCGCATCTATGATGTTGACTTTTATATTACCCTTCTTCTTATTCATAGCCAGCGCGGAAACTACTTGTGGGTCAACATCAGCAATGATAAGAAGGCTCTTACCATTTTTTATAATAAATTCAAGAACTGATTGAATCTTTCTTACGTTTGTTATTACTGATTCAACTATTAAAACTAGTGGGTTATCAAGCTCAGCTGTTCCTTTTTCAATGTTAGTAATAAAATGATTGTTCTTTAACGCTTGATCATATTGAACACCCTCTATTAACTCAACTACAGTCTCAGGTTGTTCGTTTGTTTCCATCATTACAACACCTGTCTCATCTACTAATCTAAAAGCTTCACCTATAACTTTACCTAACTCTTTATCATTGTTAGCAGAAATAGTAGCTACTTGATCTATCTTCTTGCCTTTTACTTTTTTACTATTTTTCTTTAAATAGCTTAAAACATTACCAACACCTTTATCAATACCTTTTTTAATATCTCTTAAAGTATCTAAATCAGAGTGCTTGTCTGCTTCATCTAATATAGCTTTTGTTAATATAGTTGCAGTTGTAGTTCCGTCCCCAGCATCTGATACTGTTCTTTGCGCTGCTTGTTTTATTAACGTAGCTCCAATATTTTCTATAGGATCTTGTAATACAATTGAGTTTGCTACTGTCACTCCATCCTTTGTTATTTGTGGCATGCCATTACCGTCTTCTAGTATTACACATTTACCACTTGCTCCTAGAGTAGATCCAACCGCGTTGGTTAATTTTTCTACCCCAGTTAATATCTGACTTCTAGCTATATCGCCAAAAGCCAGATTTTTAACTAACTTTATTTCTTGCATTTAATTTAATTTGATATGATTTGTTTTGAATATTTACTCGAAGGTTTTAACTACTTTCGGTCCTTTGGTAAACTCTAGCTTTTTAGTGTAGTGCTCAATAGAAGCATCTATTGCTTGCTCTGCTCCAGCTAGTGTTTCTCTTCTGGTAACATCGATCCAGTCATCTGAATCGATAGATTTATATTCGGTTTGTAAAAATCCATTAGGTAATTGAACTATTCTCCAGTTTTTCTTCTGTGAAATATGTTTCCAGTACTTAATGGTATCTTCTGTTGGTTGTGGCGCACTAGACCACGTATTGGTGCGGGTATATAAAAACGTCATTGTATTTGGTTTTAGTTAAACGTTGGTTATTTATATTATCACTTGATAATTCGGTTATTTAATATTTTATTGAGCTACATCAAAACTCACCCAGCTATAAGTTCCTGATCCAACACTGTCTTCAATTATTCCTTCAAATTTAGCAAGTTGACTGTTGTATCTAATCAAACCTACATTATTTGCATCTGCAGATGGCCTACGAGCTGTTGTTCCTACAGGTAGTTGTATTGCTGTTTCATTATCTTTTGATAGCCCAAAACCGCTACTAGCTCCACTTGAACCATTACCTATTAATATGTTGTATA